ACTCCTGCATTTCTATTTCATTCCAATGAGTGTGATGTGCAGCAGACTTGATAACTTCTGCTAACTCAAACTCAATGGATGCCTGTAAATGATCAGGTGGATAAGTTGCATCCTCTTGATCAATGATTGTGTCTTTTACTCGTCCCATGATTCCTCCTCACATTCTGGACAATATAATTCATTTCTAAGTGTTCCCATGCCATTACATGAAGTGCATAGCGTACCTTCAGTGTAGCCCTCGCCAGAGCCACAACAATTAGCACACGACATTTCTTCTAGATGAGATTTGCAAGAACTGCATTTAATATTCATACATCCCTCCAGATGCTTGACATGAGAGTATAAGTTTATTTATATTTATAAGGAATGTCAACTGAGGAAATAAAAATGTCTAAATATGATGAAATAGTCGACTTTTTTGGTTCGCCCTATGAAGTCGCAGAATACTTTGATGTATCTGTATTCGCAGTATACCAATGGAAAGATAAAGTACCTGAAACCAGGTACAGGGAATACAAGTTGGTGAAAGAGCTGCGAGGTGAGATATGTCAATCGAAAGATTAATCAGCAAGCTCAACAACTGCAAAAGAGTCAATCCTAAGAAAAAACATCGTGAGTCCTACATCGCGCAATGTCCAGCACACGATGATAACAGTCCAAGCCTTAACATAGATGTCGCTGAGTCAGGGAATATCTTGATCAAATGCTGGTCAGGCTGTGGCGCAGTCGATGTTGTGAAAAGCGTAGGCATGAATATCAGCGATTTGTTTCCTGAGAAATATGAGCAAAGAGCTAGACGCCAAGTCAAGGATTATGACTTTCACGACTTGCACTTGAAAATATCTCAGTCTAGGCGTGATAACGGCCATAAACAGACAAAAAGTGATAAAGAGTCAGAGCTGAGATCATTTATGGCTCTGAGAGCGCGTAGGTGAGCGCTAGAGCGACTTTCTGGGCATGGGAGCAGATTACTACCAGTAGCGAAAAGCTGGTCTTACTGTGCCTTGCAGACTGCCACAACGGGGACACTGGGCAGTGTAACCCAAGTATTGCTTATGTCGCGAAAAAGACAGGTATGGATAGAAAAACTGTTTTGAAGTGCATGAAAGGCTTGAATGATAAAAATCTTTTAGATAGAAAGAAAGTGTATGGCTCATCAAACATGTACTGCCTTAACATAAGTCCCAAAAACGGTACTTACGAAAGTCCCAATAACGGTACTTTTAAAGTCCCAAAAACGGAACACAAACCTAAAAAGGAACCTAAAAAGAACCTACGCCATGAAGATGGTGATATGAAGGTAGCTGTATCGATCTTCAATTTGATTAGAAATATTAATCCTAATCATAAAGAACCTAAGTTTGATGTTTGGGCAAATGATGTACGATTAATGCGTGAACAAGACAATCGCAGCCACCATGACATTTTAGCGTTGTTCAAATACGCAAATAGTGATGATTTTTGGAAATCTAATATCTTGAGTCCAAAAAAACTTAGAGATAAATGGGATGTTTTAACAATCAAAAAAGGTGATATTAAAACAAAGCCAACGGAGGTATGGATTTGAATAAGATAGATTTAACTGATGAAGAACTACTTAGTTTTATCGGTAAGCAGGAATCTCAAGAAGTAGGAAGCTTTGACACCTACGGAGAAAGACTGCTTGAGCATATTAGCAAAGGCCATGGTCTTGTGGGTGATAAGCTTCCTTGGTTCAAAACGCACAACGCTGTAAGGCTAGGTCAAGCACAGCTTAGTATCTGGTCAGGCATCAATGGTCATGGTAAAACAGCCTTGTTATCTTGCGTAATGACTTGGTTACTAGCTAGAGGTAGGCGCGTTCTAATAGCAAGTATGGAGATGAAGCCAGAGGAAACTTTGCTATGGATGAGTAGCCAAGCAGCAGGCTGTAAGCCATCTAAAGAGTTTGCATTAGAGTGGCTTGATAGAAGTTCAGAGAATGGCTATATCTATGATTGTCTTGATAAAGTGCCACAAGAACGGATATTAGGTTTAGTCCATTACGGTGGCAGTGAATTGGATATTGATCATTTAGTAATAGATTCTTTGACTATGTGCGGTGTGGGGCGTGAGGATTATGGCCAGCAGGCTGAGTTTGTGAATCAGTTGAGAGCAGCGGCCAAGATGCACAATCTTCACATCCATCTGGTTTGCCATATGAGAAAGGGATCAGATGAAACTGAAGCTGGTAATAAATTTAGTATTCGCGGTGCTGGTGAGATTAGTGACTTGGCTGATAAAGTTTTCATAGTGCATCGTAACAAGGCTAAAGAGTCACAAATCCAATTACGTGATAATGATCATCCTTTTGATCAGGATTTGATTGACCAGCCTGATGTTTTTTTACGCTGTGTGAAGAACAGGCAGGATGGAACCGACTTTAATCTTGGTCTTTACTACCAGAAAGATTCTTTTCAGTTTACCTCGTTTGAGGGCCGTCCAATGCCATTAGAAGCCAATACGGTGGATCTATGAACAAGAACATAGAAAAAAGAGTTTTAGATTTGTGGATTAATAAAAACATGTCAGTTTATGACATAGCTGATTATGTTGGCATATCACATAAAAAGATATTGCACTATTTAGTAAATTTGAAGGAAAAGCCACTTACTGAATCTGAATTATCGTGTACGAATTGTACGCCAGGGTTTCTCAAATACCTCAAAGAGCAAGGTTATGAAGATTGAAATTGATAACAGAGGTCAAACACTAGCCAAGATTGTCAACAGTGAATGGCCAGATTCAGATGATGGCTGGATCGTTACCATTGAGCCTAAGTCTAAAGTCGAAAAGCCAAAGACCAAAGCGCAAAGAGACAGTTTCCACGTTTGGTTGCGATTACTCGCTGATGAGTTAAATGACGGTGGCTTTGATCAGAGAATAGTGTTTGATGCACTTAGAGAAGGAATCGAGAGGCCTTGGTCCCTAGAAACCTGTAAAGAGAATCTTTGGCGACCACTACAACAAGCAATGGTTCAAAAGTCATTCACTGAGGATTTAAATATAAAGCAACACGATGAGATTTACACTATATTACACAGATGGCTAGTGTCTAACGGGTTTCCTTGCCCGCCTTGGCCTGATAAATGGACAAAAAAAAGCCCTTAAGGGGAATAAGGGCTTAATATTTTCTGGAGATTTAACGAAAGATCGGCATTCTAAGTCGATACAATCAAAAAATAAACCAGTACAAGTGATAATAAAATATAATTAAGATCACTCTGTTTCATTTTCGATCACCTCGGTCACTGATTGATCAATCTCAGGTTCTTCAGTGGCTTCTACTGCTTCAGGTTCTTCAACAGCCACTTCAGGTTCTTCAACAGCCACTTCAATTGCTTCCTCAACAGGTTGAGTCGGTTCCTGGATCGGCTCAGGCTCAGCAATTGCCTGATCTATCTCAATTGCTTGTTGTATGACCTTCTCGACTGGTATTGGTTCGTTTTTTTCTGGCATGACTGGCTTTACTTCATGCTCTGAACATGCGGTTAAGAATAAAACGCTAGTGATGAGTAATATTTTCATTTTGGTGTTCCTCCTTTAATCGACGAATTTCGTGTATGGCTACTATTTTTGTTGCAAGGGTTTTACAGGCCTCAACCGTTTCTTCATCTAACTCAGAAGCTAGGCTTTCGGCTAGTTCGATATGGGCCTTACTTTCAGCTTCACTCTCGCAAGTGATGGCTTTGGCTAGTGCTATGGCTAGTGTATCAGTTATGTTGCTCATTAGCTAAACCTCCCAGTATTGGCTTTACTATTGTTTTCCTAGATATGAAATTATAGGGCCTTACGGCTTTAGGGTGTATATCGTAAGCCGTTAGTTTACTCTTTTTGATATATGGCCTCCCGTTGTGGGTAAATCTATCGCCTATTTCTAAATCTTTAAATAATATTTTCATTAGTTGATCCTCCTAGGTTATTGATTAATAATTTCTCTGATTGATTCATAAGCATGTTCAGGTATATCACCTATAGAATCGCTATCGGTTGAATATTCTTTCTTTTTATCGTCAGTTAAGTTATCCCAGTATTCTACAATGGCATCATACTCGGCCTCAGAATACGCAACTTCATTAACAACGGGATAATCTGCCAGTGCATTAAGTAATTCATTGGCCTCATTGATAATATTTTCAGGCGCTTTCTTGCTTATCATCAAGTAATCAACCCAGCCACAAGCCCAATGACTAGCGCGGAAACCATATACAAAGTCATTCTGATATGCGTCCTCATCAAACTCGTTCTCTAATTCTCTGAAATTAACCTCAGATAGTAGGCCACTATCGCGCGTGCGAGAGTATAAAACATAGTCGCCTACTGGATTGAATCCCGCGTAATCGTCAGGTGTAGTCCACTTATTTTCGTATAGTGTCGGATAATTCTCAGCTACATTTATCATCTTATTTACCCTCCAAAGGTTTAATTAATACAAGAATGTGCAATCCGCAGCCAAGTACAAATTGCACACTATCTATCAACTAGCTTTTATGGTAAAGGTTTCTCTATCAAAAGTTATATCCTTCAGGCGATCAACCTCAAAATAACTAAGGTAATCGCCATCTGCGTCACAAAGGAAAATAGTTGCTGGACTATCGATAGTTTCTGGCGATTGAGCTTCGTGAGCAATCATCCAGTATTTGCCATCTTCACCGCCATCAATGATAATCGCTGTACACCCTCCGCCAGTGCCAGTATGAATCCAGCCATTAGGTGTAAACGTCCCACAAAGAAACTCAAACATAATTTCTGAATCAATATATTCCTGAGTAATCATTATTTTAACCCCCCCATAGGTTCTTAATTTTCAATAATTCATCATGCTTATTACGAGTGGTGATTAGGAAGCGCACTTGCTCTTTTGTCAGCCATGCACCTATTAAATCGCCACTATAACGATTTTCTAAATGCCAGAAACCGCCATTCATATAAGTAGCGCGAAATTTGCCAGCTATGACAATGCGCCAATTATCCTTATCACGATTAAATGTTTTCATTGTAACCCTCCATAGGTTATTGGTTATAAAAAGATAGTGTGATCGTTATAGTTTTTAACAAACAATAATTGATCGCTGTTAGTGTCTTTGAAATAGGTGTTTTCTTCGCCATAGCCTAAGATATAAATACGGCCTATTGGTTGATAGTCTAATTCACCGTTAAGTTTTAATTCTACTTGTATCATTGGTTAACCCTCCGATTGTTTTATAAATAACTACAATGGCAGACACTCTGAAAAGTGTCTACTATGTGGTTACTTAAGTTTTTTGTGTTGCTCGCGGGTGGTTAATTCGTCAATGTGGAACGTGTAGGACGATCCGCCAAGGGTAGTAGTGACATATACAATATCACCATCTATCGCTGTGACGTGTCCTTGGCACCAGCCTGCCATGCGTTTAAAATATACTTCATCGTTTACCTTCATTATGTTAACCCTCCAATTAATAAATAAAATAATGCTATATAAGTATACTTTAATGACTACCTATTGCAAGTATTATAGTTCTTTATTGATAACTTTATTTACTCCAGTTATGACAAGATATGACAAAAGAAAAAACCACCAGACCTGACAATCCTAAACCATCGACAAGGCCTTAAAATAGCCGTATCAGCGACGTTATGATTATTAATGCTAGCCTTTAAATTAATCTTTTAAATCGCTCATATGGCAGTATATCGCGCCAAATTATTGACGCTTTTACCTCATCAATCAGTATAAGAAAATAGTCTCTTTATTACTTTTTGACATATACGTTTTCAGTGTCAAGTTATTGACGCATAAGAATTATGTGACGGAATTTTGACTATAGCTGCTGGGAATAAGATACCCATATCTTTATACACATTTGTTATAAGAAAAAATATATTCTTTTTAGTTATTAAGATTCAGGTACTTATATCTAAAACAATAAATAACTTTTTGTTCTAAAAAGATTTCTTTTCAGTGTTCCAGGTTATATACCCCCACCCCCAACTAAGTAGCGGTAGTTTTACGTTAATATCCACCCCATATATCGGAGACATTTTTGAGTTAACGGGTATGTTTTGTATACAGATCAGGTATTTAGAAGTGTTTTTGGACTTTAGTAGTACCAGATTTGGTACTGCATAGGAGTATATTCGTAAATAAAGTGTTGATTTAGATAGGTTTTATGGTATTCAGGTCTAATTCTCTAAGGTAGTTTTATTTGTTCTGAGGCAAAAGAACCCCAACCCAAGGGTTTATTCCT